ATTAAACTTTGATATAAAAGGACACGATATTTTTAGAAGATGGTACGTAGATGGAAGAATGTACTATCATAAAATTATAGACAAAGATAGTCCTAGATTAGGGATTACAGAATTAAGATATATAGACCCTCGTAAAATCAAAAAGATTAGAGAGGTCAGAAAGCAAAGAACAGATGGTATGCCATCTTCATTTGCTTTTGAAAACAAATTCCAAGAATATTATATATTCAACGAAAGAGGAATACATCCAACTGCTACATCAAACGCAGGTGGGTTAAGAATAGCAACAGACGCTATTGCTTATTGTCCTTCTGGATTAGTAGATCAAACACACAATCAAGTCTTATCTTATTTACATAAGGCAATTAAACCAGTTAATCAATTAAGAATGATTGAAGACGCTGTTGTTATTTACAGAATTGCTAGAGCACCTGAAAGAAGAATATTCTATATTGATGTAGGTAATTTACCTAAAATCAAAGCTGAACAATATTTAAGAGATGTTATGGCTAGATATAGAAACAAACTTGTATATGACGCAAGTACAGGTGAGATAAGAGATGACAGAAATTATATGAGTATGTTAGAAGACTTTTGGTTACCTCGTAGAGAAGGTGGGAGAGGTACTGAAATTACTACATTGCCAGGTGGTCAAAACTTAGGTGAAATAGCAGATATAGAATACTTCCAAAAGAAACTATATCGTTCACTTAATATACCAATCAGTAGATTAGAAGGTGGTCAAGGATTTAATCTTGGTCGTGCAGCTGAAATTAGTAGAGATGAAGTTAAGTTTACTAAATTTGTAGGCAGACTACGTAAAAAATTCTGTATGCTTTTCCATGATCTATTGAAAACACAATTGATTTTAAAAGGCGTTATTAGTCCAGATGAATGGGACTTTATGCAAGGCGATATTACATACACTTTCTTACAAGATGGTTATTTTGCTGAATTAAAACACAGCGAAATGATGAGAGAAAGAGTTATGCTCGCTCAACAACTAGAAGGATATGTTGGTCAATATTTCTCTAAAGAGTATATAAGAACCAAGATATTAAAACAAAATGAAACAGAAATTGAAGAAATTGATAAGCAAATTGAAGAAGAAGGTTCAGACGAGTTACCAATGGGTGATCCATCTGGTGAATTAGAACCTACTAAAAAGAAACCAAACGGCGAAGCCCCAGCGGCAGCAGCTGCCACAGCAAAGGCAGATAAAGCACAATTCAAGGATGCTGAAGATAAAGCTAGGGAAAAATACAAAAGTAAAGAAAAATAAAGGAGAATAAAATGTCGGAAGAAGTAATTAGATATGGTGCTGGTGGCGTTCCTTATGTAAAGAAAACTGAAGCACCTAAGGAAGAAGTTAAAGAAGAAGTAATATCTGAAATTTTAACAAAGAATCCTAATAAAGAAAAAAAATCTGAAACTACTAAAGAAAAAAAGTAATAGGAGATAAATAATATTATGAGTAAAGAAAATTTAAACAAGTTTGTTAATTCACTACAACAAGGTGACGCTAAACAAGCAGGACTAGATATAAAAAATGCTCTTGCAGATAAAGTTAGTACAGCCTTAGATGACGCTAAAGTTGATGTGGCAAAGTCAGTATTTACAGGACAACAAGGCGCAGACGCTCCAGAAGCGAATGTGTTTAGTGGTAATGATATAAGTGCTGAAACTCCTGCACCAGAGGTAGCAAGTGATGAAGTCGCTAAGTAAGTTTATAGAAGATAATATAACTGAAGGCAACGATTACAAACGTACTAGACAGTACAACAAACTCACGCCTAAAATGAAGCGTGCTGTAGATATGATTTTCAGAGCTGCTGATAAAGACGCAGATCAAATAAAAAACTTTGAAAAAAACGTCAATACAGCTGCAAAAAAATTTGGTGTGAGTACACAAGATTTAATGACGTATTTTGATAAAGAAACGTTAACAATTTTAAGGAGATAGAAATGGGAACATTTATAATAAAAGGAACCGCTGTTGCAGGTACATTGACTAATAATTCAATCGGCAATTCACCTTTTGTAAGAGTAGTTGCTACTGCTGGTACAAATACTATTACAGTAAAAGATGGCGCTACTACGTTAGGTACAACCTTATTACATTCTGCTGGCGATGAAATTACGATAGAAAAACATCCTAAACATACAATTTCATCAAGTGCAGCTGTAAGTTGTACTGCTGTTGGCGTAGGACACTAACATGGCTGATACAGTATCTACACAAACATTAACAGATACGACAGGCGTAAAGTTTGCCGTTAAGATGACTAACTTTTCTGACGGCACAGGTGAAACTTTAGTTAAAAAAGTTGACGCTAGCGAAACAACTTTTATGACTGAAGACGGCAATCGTAAAATATCAAAAATCTTTTATTCAGTTAATACTGCAAACCCTAAATCAGCAGTAGAATTGATATGGGATGGTACAGATAACGCAACGGCAGTTTTGTTGTCTGGTCAAGGTTTTTGGGACTTACGTGCCGATGGTAATGAGATAGGTAACAACGCAACAACACCAACAGGCGATGTTTTACTATCTACAAAAAATTTCGCAATTGGTGATAATTACACGATTTTAGTGGTTTTCAGATAATAATTTGTATAAATATTAGAGAGAAATTAGAGATAGATACAAATGAAATTAATAACCGAAGAAATATCAAACGCAGAATATATCGTAGAAGAAAAGAATGGTAAAAAAAACTATTCTATCAAAGGTGTATTCATGCAATCAGACGTAAAAAATAGGAATGGAAGAATCTATCCTAAAGAAATCTTACAAAAAGAAGTTGTAAGATACAATAGAGAGTTCATCAATAAAAACAGAGCATTCGGCGAACTTGGTCATCCTGATGGCCCGACAGTAAATTTAGAAAGAGTTTCGCACATGATTAAGGCTCTATATCCAGAAGGCGCAAATTTTATAGGTGAAGCACGAATTTTAGAAACCCCATATGGAAAAATAGTGAAAAGTTTAATTGACGAGGGTGCAAAATTAGGTGTTTCAAGCAGAGGAATGGGCACACTTGCAAATGTAGGTGGTGCTAATGTAGTTAAAGACGATTTTTACCTTGCAACCGCGGCTGATATAGTCGCAGACCCAAGCGCTCCTGACGCTTTTGTAGAAGGCATTATGGAAGGCAAAGAATGGGTTTGGAATAATGGGATTTTGAAAGAGCAAGAAGTAAACGAATTAAAGTTACAAGCAGAAAGTAAAGAGAGAATGGCAAGAGCAGAAAAGAACGCTGTTGTATTCGAATCTTTTCTTAAAAAGCTGTAATTTTATAAATAGTAATTAACACATTCCGATAGGAGTGGTGTGATTATTGCAATAATTAACAAGTAAACTATTGAGGAGATAGAACAATGGCTGATAATACTGTGGCAGATTTGCCAAAGAAAAACGCAGCTCCAGCTGAACCAGCAAAGTCGTTACAGGCAACTGTACAACAAGTGATGAATAAAGCAATCACTTCACCGACTGACGCTAAAGTAGATTTCGCACAAGGCGTTAACCATATTACAGGTGACGCACATCAAAAAAGTGCAGGAGCAGCTGACGCAATGCCCTCGTTAGAAACAAAAGCAGAAACGCAAAAAACAAAAGCGGCTATTGCTAATGAAGAAGACGAGAAAAAAGACGAAAAAGAAAAAGAAGAAGTAAAAGAAGTAGCGGACAAAAAAGATGATGAAAAGAAAGACGAAGTGAAAGAAGATATGCCTGCTGGTCTTAAAAAATACCTAGACAAAAAATCTGACAAGTCTGATGACAAAGAAGACAAGAAAGATGTTAAAGAGTCTGACGAGAAAGAAAAAGATGTAAAAGGTGCTGAATCTTTGAAAGCAAGTGCTGACAAAGTTAAGGACAAAGAACATCCAATCGTTAAAGAATCTGAAGAAAAATCTAAAGAAGACAAAGAAAAAGAGATTTCTAAAGTGACTGAAAGCGAAGACAAAAAAGAAGACGAGAAAAAAGATGAAGTTAAAAAGGAAGACATGAAACACGGTTACGACAAAGACGGTAAATCATTGGCTCCTAAAACTGAAACTGCTAAAGACAAAGTTAAAGATATGGACATGAAAGAAGATGTGGCT